TTTGTTGTGAGGTTTATTACCTTTTGTAAATCTATGCTTTTTTCCAGCCTCAATTAGATTATGTCTGCCAGATGTTTCAGATGCAAGATATTCTTTTGACTTATGCAATCCCATTCTATGAGCTTTATTTGCCACAGTGCAGTACTTAAGTCCAAGCTCATTAGCCAGGTCAATGGTCCTCATGTGAGGGAATTTTTCTCTTATGATATCATCTAAGTTCATACTCTCTCAATTTTAATTATTAGTTTCTCCCAAAGGTTGCTCATCCTTCGAGCCTCCCATTCTGAGTCTGCTTGCACAGTCTTTTTTAATATCCTCCAAGCTCCTCCCATGTATCCTCGATAGTGTATTGTCCACATTTTTTAATACTCTTAAATATTTATAATATCTGATTTCATCAAAGCTATCCCAATAGCTTATAATTGCTAAGTTGATTTTAGGCTCTCTCATGCTATCCTACGACTCCGATATACATTAACACAAAGGTGATAGCTAATAATGCAGCAGAGAAGATTAAAACGTCTCTCACAGCCTTTTGGTCTTCTGTCATGTTATTTAGTTTTAAGGTTTGATAAATAAATTTCTAATCTTGCAAGAGCTCTTGATTGAATATTAAGTCTATGCTTATACTTAGGAAGTAACTCATAGAACATACCTCTACTCAAGTCTTTTAAAGTATCAGATGTTAATCTAATTCGAGTCAACATCCCATCAATCATCCACTCTACATCCTCAACACGCTCAGTTAATAGCTCATAGTCAAGGTATTTGCCTTCACCTCTACACTCATCACAGTCATCTGATACGCTGTGAGATGGATGCTCATAAGAGCTGCTGATTGATACTGTGCCTGTGCCCCAACACTTGCCACATTCTTTGATAAATTCTGCTTTCATATTTGATTTGTTAATTATTATAGGACAAAGTTAATAAGTTTTTTCATATCTGCAAATAATTAGGTAAAAATAATATTAACATTTTATTGTTGATAAGTGAATTATCAGGTCTTGGAGGGATAAAGAGGGATGTCGATTAGATAAACATACATCTAAATTATGTCGAAAATTAGACATTATTTAGACATTATTTAGACATTAAAAAACCTGCTAAGTGTGGGCGACCGGGGACTCCCCAATCCTTTAACCATAGCAGGTGTATTACAATGACCTTATAACTGTTCTTATGGTAAGTACAAAGGTACTATTTCTTTTTAAACCTCTTGACTACGAACTTAGAGGCAAGAGTAGCAACAGCTTTGAGAAACTTATTCTCAGACTCTACAGTTACCTTAGTTCCTGTCTCATCTTTTTTGATGTTCACATCTACTTTCTTACCATCATAGTCAAGCTCATGATTAGTGCCATCTTTGTGGTATTCTATTTCTGCCTTATTTGTTTTAATGATAACATCTGTCTTATCACCTTCAATGTTAACCTGTACTTTTTTAGGTCTGCCTACTTTCTTTGCCATTTTAAAATTCGTTTATTAAACATATAGATACTTTCGCCTGGTCTTTTGCCATACGAATCATTCTCTCATAATCAGGGTTGTTATTAAGTACTAAGCATCCCTCTGACCATCCTCCTATCTGAGTTGCTACCTGTTGACTACCTTTGTTATAGGTTGCACCATGTACATTCATAAAGATAATGTTATCCATTAGCTCAGTAGTTGGGTTAGTTTTAAGATCATTTGTGTAGTCTCTTCTATAAGGTACTTTGGCAACTTGTCTAAGTGCCTCCATTTTACCTCTGTGAAGTCCATAAGCATAACAATCATAGTTCCATCTGTCAGCTTCCATTACTGCGGTTCCTTTGTTTCCTTTGTTAGTGGTGCAAGATGTAACAAATTGAAATGATGAGCCTTTAAAAATATACACTTTGTCATCAAATACATTATTAGCATCCTCATTAGAACGCACAAACAACAGCCACATATCAGATGGAATAGTCTTATAGTTAGATAGTTGCTTGACTCTATCTAAAAGTTGCTTATCAGTGTAGTTTTTAACGTTGCTCATTGGTTTCTACTGTTAATTGTGATAGTGTTGCTGCTACTGTTCCTGCTGTTGCCACATATCCTGCCACAGTTATGACCGCTGCAGGTAGTGTGATAGGTGCAGCAAGGATAACTCCTGCTATTGCACCCACTGTAATGGCTGCCTGTTGTACTCTCTTCCAAAACTTTGGAGTGGGAGCGTTCCATCTTTGTGCTATGCTCATTTTAAATTGATTTCTATTAGTTTCTTAACTGATTGAGTGAGTTCACTTATCTGTTCTGCCAGGTGCTTAATTTCTAACTGAGTCATTTTCTCAATAGCCTCATATTTGAAGCGTGCCTCATTATCAACAAGCTCAATCTTACCTTTCAATCTACCTTGAGTCTCAATTATTTGCTTTTGTTCCTTCATAACACTTCTCAAATCACTATGTAAACTCTTCAAAAAATACCCTATCCCAGATATAAGTATTGTTATCACTGTAAATGCTACCTCATTAAATCCCATCACAAAATCAATATACTGTTATTATAACCATTTTCTCTAAATCCTCCACATGGACAGTCAAATCTACACACTTCCCCACAGTTACATCCACAATGATCTATCATAGGTCTTAGGTCAGTATCTCTGTTCACCTCTGCAGTGAACTCAGGATATAAATCCTTGTTAGCTATCAAGTAGCGAGTCAACCTGGTCTCAAAGAATGAGGCCTTTTGTGCGTAGTGCTCCATCCCAAAGGCTACCTCTGAGCGAGTTACTGAGCTTGAGAAATCTCCAAACTGAGTCTGCAGTCCTTTGTTCTTAAGTTGATATGTCAAGCCAAACACAGCATCCTCTGCACTCCTCCAAGCTATGACAGGTTGAATATATGCAACAAGTGCCTCCTCAACATTAGTCAAGGTCTGAGCATTGTACTTAGTGAGTAGATAGTTGTAGAATGTAGTGCCTAAGATAGGCATAACTCTGAGCTGTGCCTGTGTTGCTATATATGGAGTAACATCTGTTACATCAACATTGGCTGTGATAGGTGTGTTAGTCTTTAAATAGGTCTCTGTTATAAAGTATATCATGGTGCTGCAGGTGTTTCTGTTTGTATAACATCACCTCCCTCAATTGGAGGTAGTGAAGCAAGAGCTCTTATCTCATTAGGTGTCATTTTCTCAAGTACCTTAGTAGCTACCAATGGACTCAATGAGTTCAAAGCATCTGATGTCTTAGAGGTATCACCTTCAAGCTCAATTATGGTCTCATTAATTATCTGGAAGTTGTTAATTGAGAACTTGCCCGGTATCTTAGCAATGGTCATTATCTCATTAACTATCTCCTCAACTTGTCTCCTCAATGGCATGACTACATTTTTCTCAAATACAACATAAGCCTGCTTGATATCACTGCCTGATCCAAGAGATCCTTGAGTTCTTACTCCCATAAGGATGGGATCTATTGTGTGAGCAAAGCATATCTGCTCAGTGTTAAGGCTTGATGCCTCTTGAAACAACTTATCATTGCTGTTAGTTGGTAGGCTTTCAATCTTAGGTAACTGATCTTGATTATTAGCAAAGAATGCAACAGCCTTACCGGCATTAGCGGCACCTTTCAACCTATCAATGGTCTGCTTAATCATGTGTTTCTCCTCCTCTGACTGTGGTCTCTTAGGGAACATCATAGCAAAGGATGGGAATATTGAGTTTTGAATGTTACTCTTAGCGAAGTATGATAGCTCGCCACTCAAAAATGCAAAATTAAGTGCCGAACTGTACTGCGGTAATGGATACCACTCCTGGCCCAAGGTCATTAACTCATAGCAATATAGTTGCTCAAGGTCAGTGTTAGCAGGATGATACTTTTTTATCTCTCTCACATCAATGCGAGCTGTCCAATCCTCACAAATAAAATATGTTTCCTTATCTCTTGAAATCCTAACTCTCTCAGGTGAAATGTTCTCAACTTTATATATCTCTCCTTTCTTATTATAACACAACTTGAAGTAAACTCTATGGTGAACTATCAACTGTTGAGCTATGGCTCTGATTGTTTTACCTAACTTGAGCTTTCTCTCAAAGGTATATAACTTGAGTTTATCCTCTTGAGACATTTTCTCAGTCTCAATAGTGTATCCTCCACCTGTTGCTGAGTTAGTCTTAAAGTCAACGATAGCACCATGCAAAGGTGATGAGTAATATAGTTGATTAAGTAACTCTGGATAGAGATTATCCTGCCCAAATGGAATGTATCCTGCTATCTGATAGCGGCCATTAACATAAGGGAGTGATAGGTTGGCTCCGCCTACCTTTTGAAATGGAGTAGAGAAGGATTGATATCCCTCAACTATCTCTGCTGTTTGTGGCTTGCTGCCTATAAATCTGTTATACCATGCCATTAGTCATAGATTGAATTAGTTTGTATCCCTGCCACTACCATGCGGCCCTCCTCTATCATAGTCAATCCTGTAGGATCAACTGTTGGAGTAGTACTCTCATAAACTTTATATCTGTATTGTCCCTTAATAAAGTCTATATCAATAGGCTCATCGATAGTAAATAGGTTATATCTTGAAGGCCATGAGGATGTATCAACTCCCTGCCAATAGATAGGGTTAGCTGTAGTGTCAAACTCATCCTCAAATTCAAATAAATAATAAGGATTAGAGATTGTTGTAACCTCTGTAAGTGTCAACACAAAGGTGTTAACTGTATCCTTCTCAAGATATATCATACCTATATTGTATCTCAAAGAAATAATTATTAAAAAAGCCCCACCGAAGTGAGGCTCTTAGTTTATAATCTATGGCAAGATTAAAGGAGTCCGGCAATAATAGCAGGGTCAACCTCATAAGCCAAAGTAGGGTTCTCCGCTACCAAAGTAACGCTGTACTTACTACCATCTGCACGAGCTGTCCCAGATCCTTCACCTGTTGCAGATAACTGCAAGTAAGGGAAGTACCAATATTTTCCGTTAGCATCCTGTACAATACCTGCTAAGTATTGTTGGCCTGCTCCTAATATGTTAATAGCTTTTGACTTATCCTGGTCTCTTCTGTGGAACATCAAGTTTATAGTTGCAGTTACATAGGTAGAACCATTGATTAAGTCAATAGCTGAGTCCTCAGTGTATGAGGATACGTTTCTTCTGAACTCCAATTCAATGAATGTATCACCTCCACCTATTAAAGGTAAAGAGTCAATAGTCCAATCATTTGGTGCAGCATCTAATGTGATATTAGCCTCATCAACTTGATCTTGTCTATTAACTAAAAATCGGTAGATACCTCCAGAGTTGTTGTCGCAGCTTTTTAAAATTGTTTCTAAAGTTACACAGCTCATTTTAGTTTTTTTTTAGTGTTTAAAAATAGGGGGCATTTCTACCCCCGTTATATATAAGGGAGAGATTAGTCGAAACAAACGTTATACAAAACAATCTCTGC